AGGCCGCCAAATGCCGAGCCAAGAACGCCGCCAACAACGGGTACATTACCGAGACCAGTCTGGATGAGGTCGAGACCTCCGGAACGGAGCCAACCGCCTTTTTTGACAGCATCGGACCAGAAGCCACCGCGGCCGTGGTAGAGAGGAGCTGCTCCATAGGCACCACGTCCGTAGTACCGGCGTCGACGACGGCGCTTACGGCCGCGTCGGTAACGGCCCGCACCATAGTATTTGTCGCGTTTGCGATTGGTACGCTGGACCTGATTGGCAGTTCTATAGGAAGAGCCATACGTCGCCGACGTCCTCGCGTCAGCATCGACATAACGGCGGGTGGCGAAATACCCTTTACGCTTTGGTCCAGCGACTTCAGTAAGTGAAGTCGGGTTGAGCTGAGCGTACTGGAAGCCTGCCGCTCCGGGATAGGCGGCCATTGACGACGAGGCTGAAGACTGGAACTGCGGCGGCGAGTCGTCGTCGTCCGAGTCAAATCGAAGATGCGTGGGTTTGAAGCGTTTGCGAGGAGCAGAGGGTAGAGCCGGGCGGCGGCGGGTGAACGACGTGGTGCTAGACTTACGGGACTGTATATGCCGCCACACCCGGCACCATAGACCAAACTACCAAATATCAACTTTGGGGACAAAGTAAAGAAATTGAAAATTAATACACTTAAGTACCAGAAATCAACTTTGGGGACAAAGTGGAGCATAGGAAAGAGATAATACACTTAAGTAGCAGAAATCAACTTTGGGGACAAAGTGGAGCATAGGAAAGAAATAATACACTTAAGTAGTGCGGAAATCGGGCGTCCCGATTCCCGCAAGTCGCCTGTAATATTATAAACGGCGACTTACTTAAGTATAATTATGGGTAAGTACGGAGGACCAGTATACAAAAGCCCGCACTTCAAAGACTGGAGAAAAGAGAACCGCGCTTTTGAAGCAACCGCGCTAGGCTTAACAGGGCGCGTTAAAAGATGGCACACTGCTCGAATGAAAGATCCGAACATCATCAAGAAAGTCAGATTCAGAAAACAGCTGCCGCGTAAGAAGAGCAGGTATTTTAAGATGACACGTAAAGCTCATGAACAAGCTGCAGCAAGGTTCAAAGCCAAACGAAAAAAACAGTTCGCGATGTTCAGACGTGCCAAAGCAGCAAAGAGATCGTATGCAAAAATGACGAAAGCAACCGGTAAGGGCACATACACTTTAGGACGCGGAGCTTGCCCACAATGTGGGGCGTGCACGTAAATAGATACTTACGTAAAGAAAAAATAATGTCTGCTGTTATAATTGGTAATGCTTTAGCATGTATAGTTTTATTATTTAAACGGGCTCAGACAGCATTAAGAGGACGCCAACGAGGCTCGTCAGAAGAGAGAGCCACAACTCCTGGCAAACGGGGTCCAATGCGATTACGACCCTGGCGGGCGTTGTCATATCGGCGGATAGCATCCGCTGCCTCTTCCGAATCATACCCAGACTCTGGGTCTGGATCCGGATCGGGCTCATCATCAGATCCCTCAGAGGAATCAGGTTGGATGTCTTGCATCTGGGCGTCAGGCTGCTGCTCCTGTGGATCAGGCTGTTGCACTTCTTCTAAAAGAAGATTGGCAGCAGTAGTAAAGGATACCTGAGGAGCACCCTTCGGAATTACAAAGGTAGCTCCAGGTCCATAATTCTTCTGAAGGTAAATGGATCGGCAGACGGAGGTTCCACCCACGGTATGGGTTCGGAGGGACGCCGGACAATCACAGATTGAGAACTCCCAAGGCTTTGAGTAACAATGGGGGCCGCGAATATCTCGACACTGGTGACACTCGTCGGTGAGGGCGAGCGGGACCAAAACCTCGCGATCGCCTCCGGCGTTGACGGAAGCTTCAGGCCAGTCAATAAGGGAGCCACGCTCACCTTGGCAGGAGAGTCCAAGCCGCTGCTGGACGGCTTCATCCCAAGTTGGATTGTTGGGCAGCTCATTAATGGTGATGATGATGAGCTTATACGTAAACTGCCGATATCCACCTTTGACATTGACGGAGAGCTCTGCATGATTGGACAGAGCTTTGATCGTTGAGCCACTCCAGCTGGCAAGATCGGGATCGTCAAATAAACACACAGGAGAACGAGGATTTTCAGGAATTGAGAAGAAATTCGATTGAGGATTGAACGTGAGCACATCAGGATTGAACATCTTCTTCACCCAACTGGTTTTGCCAGAGTTGGGCGGACCATGAAGCACAAGCATGAACGTACAGAAATCGCGAGGTTGCTGATGGTCATTCACGCATTTCGAAAACCCTTTGGGATACCGGAGCATGCAATTGAAATGGTTGGACCACATATCTTGCACAGAGCACTTACCAGCGACGAAATCTTCGAGGCCGGATTTAAATTCATCGATATCGGTACGCTTGCCCTGGCCGGGAGGCATCTTAGAGAACTCAGCCATGAGCTCATCCTTGGCAACGTACTTATGTGCAGCTTTAAAGCATTTCATTGGTTGGACATTGCACGCATAACGGTATTGACCATCGTCATCAGCATAATTGGAGCGAGCATCAGCTGCAGCTTGAGCGGCAATAGCAAAATCATCTTCAGTCAAATCGTCACACTGGTCAACTGTGGCACCAGCCGTGGACGTTGCCGCGGGTACAGGTGCAGACTCTTCAGCAGTAGACAAGTGAAGTGGAAGCCGGAACTTCTTGCGCTGGGCGTTCCACGTAGACGAACCACCGTCCAAGTTATAAGCAACATGAATATGCTTACGGCCCGTAGTAGGGCACGTCTCAATACCGGTGGACTGAGCGGTAGTAGAAAGGAGCAGGTTAGCAAGAACACCCTTGTAGTGAGTGAGCTCTGCGTCATTGCGCCAGAACAACGTAACAAACCAGCCCCTAGATTTTCCAGAGTGAGACCCTCCCGCAGTGGGCGGGGGCGGGCCGGCGCGACGAGCGGTCCGACGCTGGGATGCAGTGGCACCACGACCAGGTCCAGTTGGAACGTGGCGACGGCCGGGGTGGCCGCGGTTATTGCGCGCGGCGTGGCGAGACTGGGCATGCGTCATGTCGGTGGGGGGAAGCGGGCAAGCGTAGTAGTTTAATATTTGAATAAACAAATTTGAATAATAATTAAATCCTTGGTGTCAAGTATTTGTGACAACGCCAGGATATATGGCTTTATCTGAGAGGGCGGCAAGAAACCATTACCGTAGACCAGTTCAGTACATATCCGTACCCCACATTGGTTCTTGCATCTTCGTGTCCTAAAATATGTACTGTAAAGTATTCAAATATTGTTATTTTGACGCTGTAGCGTATCGCTAATCCCCCTAAAGCGGGGGGCTCCAGTAGTTGCTTGTATTAAAAAGTATACGTTTATTATAGGAAGGTATGGTTATGGTTAAAACCACTTTTTTCCACCGTTAAACCTATTGGTATATAGGGTTTAACCAAAGGGTTAGGCTGTCTTTTCGTCAAAAAGATCTGAACGATCCTGGACAAGGCGTTGACCAGTCTGTTCATTAACAATGGTGGGGACATCATAGCGATCGTGGAAAGAAGAATTGTACTCTTGAACAGAAAGAGACGCTTGAAGAATAGCGCCGGCCACGGAACCTGGAACACCACCACTGGACGTGACATTCGTAAGAACAACACCACGGAGACGAACATGATTGTTAACACCACCAGTCACAGCTTTGACCTCGCAATGGAGTTCCATGCGAGCAGTCGAGACTGGATTTTCAGCAGGGGTAGCAGTGTGAACCGAAGGATCAAGATCAAAAGGCCAAGGACCATTAGTGGGTTTGACAGGAGTGTTCGAAACCCAAGAAGTATGACTGCATGTGAAGCATGTGGCAGTATTAGCTGCTGGGTCGCCTTTTTCGACAGAAAAGCCGTGATTAGCACCTTGTTCAAATTGACTGACCATATCGTAGATACCAGTAACGTTACCTTGAGCATTGGCATCACAACCCATAATGACGGTATCCATAGCTTGGCATTGAACTTCGTAAACAATCTTCACCCGGCCGGTAAACGAAGCCGGGAAAGTGATCGTGATAACACCAGCGCCTTCAGGGGAAGCGGGCAAGGGCTGAATGGCACCACCCATTTGGGCAACGGCCCAAGTACACGGGTGCTGATCGAATGCAGCACCAAGTTGCTTCTGATTAAACGGATTGGTGACGTTCGGTTGAGCTGGATCCGTGTCCGGATTCCAAGTCTGGGGCATGAGAGAAAACGTACCAAACCCAAGAGGATTGATAAGCATGGCTTCGGCATTACCGGAGTCAATCTTCACATCGAGAGAATTCTGACTGTTGACAAAGATGTTGTTGGATTTGCTTTCATCCCAGAGGATAGTTTTCCCTGAAAGAAACTGTAGATCACCAGTGGTGTGCTGAACAGACCCAACAAAATTCGGAGACGTAGTCTGGGTTGCTTGATCGAAATCATCAGCAATGACCTTTGAAATCATATCACCAGTAGACGAGGAATCAGGCAGCATGTAATGACGGCAAGTCGTGATGGAATTGCCGAGACCTGTGAAAACGCGTGGACGCAAAAGATCAACAGTGTAGCTGACCCAAACTTCACCAATGTTGGCATTGGCGAGCTCTTTCGGGAAATCAGAAAGGGCGAGATAGAAAGTGGTCCAATCGTACTCCTTCGGATCACGGCCTTCAGGGAGGCCGCCGACACGGATGTGGCGAATAGCATCGCCTCCTTTCTTCTTAGGGTCACATTCAATACCAGCAACCTGGTTATCGGTTGCTTTGCAACTAACAGAAGCAAATGTTTGCATAATCTCAGACTTATCTTCAGGAGCGGGCTTGAAAGAGTCCATCTGCTCCATTGAGAGGACAGTACCGGTGACACCGGTAGAAGTCTGGAAGTTGGACACGGTCGTCTTGAACGAGAAGATGAGCTGCTTGATCGAATAGTCTTGGTAATTCGCGGCAATCTGGGAAAGCCAAGGGAAAGTGGATTCTATACCGGGGTTGACGGTATAGGACTTGACTTTAAAGCCGACGCCGTCTTCAGGGCCGTAAACGTTGCCAATGAACTCTCGATGAGAGATACGGATCCCACCCGTATCAGAGATTTCAACGAAAGAGGGAGCCTCGAAGGTGCCGGGCATAGCACCAGTCGGGTTACCTTCAACAAGAACGTTAGAAGCGATATTATAATCACCAATACCGGTAGCCTTACGGAGGCCGCCAAATGCCGAGCCAAGAACGCCGCCAACAACGGGTACATTACCGAGACCAGTCTGGATGAGGTCGAGACCTCCGGAACGGAGCCAACCGCCTTTTTTGACAGCATCGGACCAGA